TTTCATTCGTATAATATACCCAGCCGGCCGCTGATACTCTCATTGCAGATCCGTTGCCATAACTTCCATATGGCTGTGGATGTCTGTCTTTTAACCAATGTCTGAAACTCCCTCCATATCCTGCATGAGGATAATGTTTTCCCCAATCCTGCATATTGGCAATTACTGCTTCCTCTATTTCTTTTTCATCTGCATCAGGACCTACTGCAATCAATGCCTCTGCCACAGCTATGGTCATGACCGAATCATCTGTAAAACCGCAGCCTCTTGTAAAAAGTTCAAATTTCTTTGTCTTATCTCCCCTGTCAAATTCAAACGGACTTCCTATGATATCTCCTAAAATTGCTCCGTACATATCTGCCTCCAGTCTCCAGAAAGCATCCGGTATTATCTCTTTTCTTGTTACAATATGAGTATATCCCGAAGGCACTTTGAGGTGGTCGCTGAATAGGCGACACTTTAAGGCAAAGAAAATACCGGTACTAATCCGTACCGGCATCACAAAGTCAATATTTACTTGTAAACCCATCATAAAACTCAATTTCTTCTTCATCAGAAGTAATACCGTTTATAGTTTTAGTACAAACATACTTCTTCAAAATATCATCCACAATCCAATCACTAACATTAAAATTAATTAAAGCTACATTCCATCCACCTGCATTTCCAAAAGTAAATTTTAATGCTTCCTCTAATTCATCAACTTCTTCTATTGCATTCATACCTCTATCTGCAATTATTTTACCAAAAGTTGCTGTCATCACTGAAACATTTCTTTGAAACTTATTTTGCAAATTTGATCTTGCTACACCTGCTTGTAATCCGTCAATTCTTTGCTTATCTGTTGAATAAGTTTCATTTTCTAAAGTATTATTTTTATTTTCATTAAAAACAAGAAACTCATTAATACCTGGCAAAATTATCACCTCCCTTTATTTACTCAACAACTACACCTCTTACTCTTGTTTCAATCTTTGTTGGCTTGGTCGTACAATTTGCAGTACTACTATTAAAAGTTATTTTCTTAATTTTGTCTTTATTTCCAATATAATCAATAGCTAAATTTCTATAGTTGACAGTTTCACCATCAAAAATAAATGCTGTCCCAGCATTATTCCATATTGTTGTTGTACTAAAATTTATTGTACCATATTCACCATCATTTTTATGTTTATATTCATTGTATAATCTTTCATTTTTTTCACTATCCTCTAAAGCTCCATAGAAATCATATAAGCCATCTTGACCACATCTAAAATCACAACTTACCTCTGTATCAAAAATCAAATTAAATATTTTTCCTCTATCAGTTGGGATTTTAGATAAATCATAAGCATCATTTTCCCAATATTTTTTTAACTCATCTACAGTAATGCTCCAACTCTTCCACTCTTGTATAGTTATAATATGTAAACTATTGCCCGCTACCTCTTCATTATTTTGACTTAGTTTAATTAATGCTTTATCTACATTATTAACACTTAATTTACTATTTACTTCATTAGACACACCTATATATTGTGAATTTAATACTTTATTTTTAATGCTTTCTTTTAATTCTTGTGCATTCTCTGTAGCATTTCCGTCATTTTCAGATATGATTTGTCCTAAAGTAAAACTTAACATTGTAGCCTGCCTCATAGCTTTATTATACAAATTAGATCTTGCTATGCCCCCCTACTCCATTAAGCCTTTGTGTATCAATCGAATATGATTCATTACTTAATGTATTTTGGTTGTTCTCGTCAAAAATTAAAAATTCATTAATGCCAGCCATTTCTTCTCCTTATTTTTCTAAATTATATAAAACTTGTGCCAATTGTGCCCTTGTTAAAGGTGAATCAGGTTTAAATTCATCCTCACTAACACCTTTCATATATCCTTTTTCAACAACATAATCTATAGCTTCTTTATACCATGCATTTTCTGGTACATCTTTAAACTTTTTCATTTCATCTTCACCTTTATTTCCTTCTTTGCTTGGAAAGTCATATTCTTCATTTACATCACCTAAAATTGGTAACCCAAAACCTGTATATTTATCATAACCTTCATCATCCAAATCTTCTACATGATCTTTCCAATATTGAATGACATCTTCTTGTGTTAAATCACCATATCTTTCAATTAATAAAGCAGTTTTTCCTGCTAAATAAGGAGCAGAGAAAGAAGTACCCGAATCCCATCCTCTAAAATCAATAAAATTATGATCCGAAATTCCTGTTGATGAATAATAATCTCTTACAGGTTTTCCTTTATTATCCAGATGACAAGCTTGAACATAAATTGCTAAATCACCTGTCTCATCTTTATTCTCATTTCCATTATTGCCAAAAGAATTAAAAAATATTAAGTTATATTTATCTTGCATTTCTTTCCAGAATCTTCCCATTGGGCTTTTTGTAGGGTCTTCAAAGAATCCACCGCCAATTGATCTCGTTATAATTTTAATTTTAAACTTTTTTATAAACTCTTCTGGATCATATTTGATTCTTTCATTAGAATCATGTGACGGTTGATATATAACTTCAAATTTTTCTATTTTTTCATTATCATAAATAGAAGAAATACTTGCATTTATAATTGTTGCACCTGGAGCAGCATCAAATATTCTATCATGAGTTTTACATCCATGTTCTGATGAATTGCCTTTATGATTTTCTGTTGTCCATACAACAACACCTTCACCTAAATAACCAGCATCATTCCATCTTTTAACACCACAATATTCATTTTGAGTTATTACTTGCTCAGAATAATATGTGTTTTTAGGATCTCCACATCTTTTATATAATAAGTCATCAATTTTACTCATATTTACATACCTCATACAAGACTTAGATTTACTTTCTAATCATTTTATTATTTTTATTAAAGTTTTTAATTTCAAAATATCTTTTATTTATCTCAAGTGTTACTAAATATCTTGTTGCATACATTCTATTTATATGCTAAATAAACCAAATACCTTGATCCCAACCTGCTCCATCTTTATCAAAACTAAAATAGTATATTTTCTTATATACCAATTTATTATTTAAATAAGCTTTTTTAATTATTTTTGAATTTAATGTTAAATCTTTTATTTTATTAAAATTTAAATACAACATTTATTGTTCCTCTTCATATATACAATAGAGTACTCCTTTTTTTTTTTCTTCAAGTTGTTCATATTCTTGCTCAGTAAGACCAACTATCTTTTGATCAACAAATTCTTTGCTTGGAATATCATTAGCATTTTCTATTTTACTAAGAATTTTCATTTTGCACACCTCGTCAGTTTTCACTAATTTTGATATTCAAATACACATAATGAATTACTTGTTTCTCCACTCCCTCCAGTTCCATTTATTACATAAACAATATGATCATTAGTATCACCTTGAGAAATGGCTGTAATTCTTTTCACATATTCTCCATCATTTTCAATCTCATTCATGGTATTAGTATCGTATATCCTAATTTTTCCGTAATTATATGATACTATTGTAATTCTTTCCCCTACGGAGATTGATGTTATTGCTCCTTGATCTGATATTCTATTTCTCCAAACAACGGAATAAGGTATAGTGGATACATCGAGGCATTCTAACAATCCATTTCCATATCCGACTAACAACTTAATCCCACTCTTCCCAAATGAGCCTATTGCTGTAATGGGTGTAGTTGTCTGTGTTGACAATTCAAACTCATTACCAATGGAAGAACCACTTGAGTTAAATAATTTAAACTCTCTTGTACCAGTATGTGCATAATAACTTATAAGATGCCTAATGCTATCATTAGCACTAAAACCACGATCAACATAAAATGAGCCACAACATTTTATTTCTTTTACGTTTAGCAATGAACCTCTTTCAACAAGATAATTAGTCAAAGATTGATCTTCACTATATACGTATGAATAATAACCTGCTACTAATGTAGCATATAAAATAAAATTGCGATTATGTTCCTCACCTCTTTGATTAGATATATAAACTCCGTTCGCTTGATCATTAATAGTTTTTACAAATTCATTATAAAACCCATCATGTTCAATTGCAGTAACAGCTTTTGTTCCTCCAACCATAACTTGGCCATCAACTGCATCAAATGGTCTAATTGATTTTATATAGCCAATTTCATCAAATACACTTTTTTGCCATACTATTTGTGCATTATTATTAAACTTATACACACGACCATTATTTGTACCAACATAACAACCGTCTTCACCCGGAACATACGTTATATCATTAGGATTAGCATCTAATTTATATTGAGCTATCTTTTTTAGTTTGCTATATCCTTCATCCCCTGAATAACATAATCTTGCTTTCCCATTCACACCAACATAAGCCTTTTTTATCCTTCTGGCGACCGGTTTTGTTTCATAACCTGTAATAGCTTCAACTGTAATGGGCTCGCATTCAATAATGATTTTAGTCATAGCTTCACTGGAGTGGTGATTAGAACTATCTTTTACATAACTCATTACTATCTTATCGCCCGCACTTAACATCCTATTCGCAGTTGATTCATATGTGTCTTCACCTGACGCATCCCCAAGTATAGTCACAGCATTAATTGTTATATTAATTTTGTCATAATTCCGCTCTGTATAATATTGGGCATAAATCTTTTTGACTACAAGATCCTGATTTGCGGTAAGTACAATCTGTGACGTAGAACTATTTACACCAAGGTTTCCTGGTACAAACCCAACCCGATTGGTCGTACTGGGATTTATATGAAATGGATACGATGAATTATTCTGTACCGTAAAAAACTCATTTATGTTTTCACTACTGAAAGTAATTTGTTTCTTTCCATAAACAGGAACCTGAGTTTCTACACCAACATAAATATTTTTAATTTTCTTTGCCTTATTGTCTACACCAACATATGCATTTTTAGCCATTTATTTTTCACCCTATTCATACACAAAATAAAGCTTTCCTGTTTCTAATTGGCTTGTTCCAGCAGTCAAGTCTGTCTTGCTATAAGTATAAGCTGGAGCTTTTCCTGCAACACTATTATCAACATACTCTTTATTTGCAGAGTCTTTGTTTTCAACAGGGTTTGCTACTTTTTTTACTCTATGATTTAACATATTTAAATCATAAGTAACATTTATTCCATTTTCACAACCCAAAAGTTCATTTAAAATTGAATTATTGCTAAAAATTATTCCTATAGGATTTTGTGGATCATTTGCTAAACCTACTACTAATGCTCTATTTGTATTGTTTGAATTATTCACCATCATTATAGGATGATCTGAGAACACTACATTTGCTTCATTAGAGCTACTTAGCAATAAATCACCAATAGTCACCTGTCTTATATCACCATCAAATGATAAAGTCAATCTTAAATCACCAACAATTGTACCACCTGAAAGTGGTAAATACTTATTTTGCGGATCTACATTGCTAACTGAGTTATCTACATATTCCTTATCAACAACATCTTTTTGTTCATCTATTTTGCTTAAATTTTTCATTTTCAATCACCATATAAAAAAATAAGGCTTCAAATTAATCCATAATGAACTTTTGTTTTTATTAATGGAAAAATGTAATAAGATATAAATAATTTATTGTAATTAAATCTGAAGCCTCTGACATATATTAATATTATATTTCTATATATGAGACAACAATGGCCAATGCATTTGTAGGATTTGCTGCTGTAGTGATTGTAACATTTGCTCTTGTTGCATCATATTTTTTATCGACAATTACCTCTTCAAAAGTTACAGAATCATACACCATTGTGGAAAATATTTTTCCTCCCGCAATTGTAACTGTTTTTGTACTTACTGTTGTAGGTAATGTATCTTCCTGTATTTTAACAAGCTTTGGTTTATCAGGTAAGTCACTAAACTTTGTGTTATGAGGATTTCCTGTTTTTACTTGGCTATGATCATAAGCAATTTTACCTTTATCACCAGGATATGCAGTTGAACTTGTTTCACCTAATGCTAAACTTGGTGAAATTTCTATATATTCTGTTCCTGACCATCTGTATGTTAAATTGGTATCCTTAGCTATATATATTTTGCCATCTTCACCTGTTTGTGGAAATGCTGTTTTATTATCATATTCAACAACATCATCTACATAAGAAGGTAATTGTGCAGCAGGAACTTTGCCTGAACCATCTAATGTAGCAACTCCATTATTTGACCCTTTTTCACTTGTAGGTATTGCTCCTACCTCTGAAGCTGTTGAAGGGATTGTTGGTTTATTTTTTATGTATGCATCAGATGAACTTGAAGATTCATTCCAATCAGCTTGCACATTTACTTCTGCACCATTTTGAATACCACTTAATTTTGTCTTTTCTACATTAGTATAATTATTGTCCGTATGCACATATGATTTATCTATAACAAGACCTTCCGGTTTGTTTTGTACATTTGACCAATCTACAGCATCAGCAACTCCGCCACCTGTTGCACTAAGAACACCATCATTTATTACAAGCCCTTCACCTACCTTAATACCACCTAAAGTACTTGAAGATGCAACAGGTAAAGTATATTCTTTTCCAACAACTTTCCATGCTGATCCATTATAAATATATAAATTCTTTTCAGAAGAATTATAAACAATTTGGCCTTCTTTTGCACTTCCAGGTAACACACCAACAGGTTGTATTACAGCATTTTGCAATTCGTTCCCTAATAAATTTAAATTAACTAAGTATATCATTTTAGCCCCCAATTCTTAATTTAAAAATGCCTTACCACTCATTATACTTGAGAAATTTATTCTCAAACTATTTTCATCCAAATATGTAACCTCTCCTATTACATTTGTACCTGCACTATCTATAATTGACACACTTGGATATTTTTTTAATTTATGATTTACACTCCATTCATTAGATGCTTGTAATTGCTCATGTACATAATTCTTATCACCAACAATGCCAATTTCTAAGTCTTCATCATTTATACCAGATTCAACAATTGGAATGCTATATTTTGTTGTTTCTACTTTCTTTATGAAATCTTTTACACCATCTTCATCTTCCTCTGTAATCTCACCATAACAAGCTATATTTAATATTCCTGCTCTTATATCACTTGGCATTTTGATAGTTACATCATTAGATGTTCCCAAGTCTATATTTACTAACCAATTGCCTTTTTCTCTTTCTTGAGTAAATTGAACTAACTTTTTAATGTCTGTCCATTCTTCACTAAATACAAAATTTGCTGACAAAAAATTTATTTGATTATCAACTATATCTCTACTTGGTTTTTCTACCAACTTTAAATTTTGAGAAGTTATTTGAAACTTTAGCATTCTTTTGCCTCTCTTCAAAATTAGAATCAAATGTCATTATTCTTTTATTAAACATATTCTTTAAATTACACATATCATTACTTACACTCAATAAATCCTTATTTATTTCATTGATACAATCTTTAATACCATAAATATTATTATACATTTTAATACACCTTTTTTCTAAGTATAGCTTTCACTCTTTCTCTCCAACCTGAATCACTAACTTTTTGTGTATTTATATTTTCATTATATATTTCTTCCATATCATTTTGTTCAGGATTTAACTCACTCATTAAAGATTCTTGTTCCTCATTAGTATATTCTCCTGAGTTATCTTCATTTTTTGCATTTTTTATATCTTCATCAGTTATATTTGACCACATTCCAGTTTTTTCATTTTGTTGTTTTAATTCTTTTAATGCAATCTCTTTAGTTATTAGTCCTGCATTAAATGCTTCAAATATAGGAGATGCCATTGACTGAGCTAAATCAGCAAGATCTTTGCTATTTACATTCATACATGGATTGAACTCCCAATCCAAGTCTTCAGGTATTGCACCTAATGTAGACATAAATATAATTGGTAATAATTTATCAATTATTGGTTGCAAATAAGTTTCTTGCTTTTCTTCTAATGTATCATAGTATTGTGTTAAATCACTCTCACCTGTAGAATTAAATCCAGCAGGCTCTCTACCAAATAACTTTGTTACTGGCATTTCACAAGCACCTGCAATATCTAACATGAATGATTCATATATATCATTTAATCCACCAAAGCTATATTGTTCTGATCCAAAATCATCATCCTTGTCCATAACATATATACCCATGTTAGACATTAATTGATTCTGTGCTTGCAATACTTTATATAAATTTTCTTGAGCCTTTTGTGTACTTGCTCCTAATAATTGTCCTAAATCATTCATCTTTAATACTCTTATATTTGCAAGAAATATTAAAGATGCTATATTTGCTGATGTATTGTCTCTTTTCTTTAATTCTTCAAAAACTATCTCAATTTCAGATTCACCCCAAAACATTTCAGCTTGTCTTTCCCATAAAGGTAAATCTCTGCCATTAAATCTAACTATTCTCGAATGATGTACTTTTACTAAGTCTTGTTTATTGTATGATAACATTAAATTACTATTTGCTTCGGATAATGATATTGAATAATATTTAGGATAACCATATTCTTCATCAGATATATCATCCTCTAACTCTATGTCTGGATAAATCCCATTCCATCTATCAAATATTAACAAACCTTTATAATCGTCCAACATTATAGTATCATAATCTAAAGGTTCACTTAAATCTTCATCACCATCAATCAATATTAAACCAGCTGCACCACCATAAAGTCTTGCCCATCTTAATCCTTCTTTTATTTTTTCTTTTGTTTTTGTCTTTCTAATTACTGAATTAATTTTACTTATTTTTTCAGGATCCAAAGAAGAATTAAACTTTATCCAGTTCTTTACCATGTCAGATGGGAAGACATCAACTATTTTTCTAACAATCCAAGAACTTCTATATAGTGAAGTAAATAAATTATAATTTTGACTCATCCTTGTTAAAGGATAATCCGCTCCTTCATTTAAATTAGGTTGTCCAAACCCTAATCTTGCCATTTGATTTTGAAAAGCATCAATTGTATATAATTTATTTAATACTTCAGTTTGACTCTTTAATTTTTCTTTTATTACTTCTTTGGAATCAGTAGACTTTATAGGTTGCATATCTTCAATTTCTTTAAGTAAAGATTCTTGCACTTCCTTGCTCATCATCCCATCCTTCCGGTAAACCTATTATATCTCTTATCTTTTCGCAAGCTTTAGTTTGACCTACAGCTTTATCTCTCAATTTACCATTTATTTTAATATAGTAAACTTTCTTATTATTTACTACTTTCATTTTAACACTTATTACACGACCATCTCTTAATCTTCCCCTGCATGATTCATTTGTAAATTCATAATTAAAACATAGTCTTTCTCTTGGTATTAAATGTGGATTATACAAAAGTTTATTTATCATATACATAAAATTTCCTTTTGATTTAAATATACTTTTTTCCACACCATTTTCTTTTTCTTTTTGTATTAGTTCTTCTAATTTCTTTACATCTTCTATTGTTATTTTTACATTTCTTTTTAAATAAGATCTTTGTTTTTCTTCTTCCCTTTTAGATCTCAATATACTATTATAATCTTTTTTATGTTTAGCCATTTTATTTTTATATAGCAAAATCCCTGTTAAATACAGGGAATATTTTTTTCTTTTGTTTTATCAGTTATTTTTGTTAAGTATTATCATTTTCTAACCCTAAAGGGCCGGCGGAGTCGCCCCTATTCATCTTTCTCCCCCCCCTTACAATCTCTTGATGTTAAAATTACATTGTTATCATTGTAAGCCTTGAAAGAGCTTATTAAACCATTTTTAATTAAATATTCACCCATCTCTAAATAATAAGTTGGAAGTGTAATTATTTCTCCATCCAAACGTGTAAATTCGCAATAATTTCCATCGTAATACATTTACTTACCTCCAAAATGCGATAAACCTGCCCTATCTTTCAATTACTAAATCATAATCACCAAAATTGTAAAGTCCAATTCTATAAAATTCTTCTTTCTGATTTTTCCAACCAATTATACATTATTTCAAATTATTTCTTCATCTGTCATATTTATATTTAATTCATTTAGCATATCATCATAAGCTACAGATCTTTCAATGTATCCCTCTATGTCTTGTTCCATAATTTCGATTTTCCTGTATTCCTTGGGGCATATAATATTTTCATGAGCAACTTTATAAATTTTCATTCTTCCATTTCCCCCTCTATTTCTTCTAATTCAAAACTTAAATCATCTATATTCCCAAATGTATATCCCCTATCATTACTTAAATAAATTGGTATATCTTCATCAAATTCAGATAAAAAATCAATTAGCTCGGAAACTGTAAATGTTTCCCCACATTGCTCGATACTATACCCGTTTCTTCTACCTTCTAAAAATAATACTTTCATTTTTACCTCCTATTTTTTTAACTAATTCCTTTTCCTTATATTTATATTATACTATAACTTTATGAGTTTGTAAATAGTTTTTTTACTTTTTTCTACATTCTACCTAATATTCTACTTCTCATTATAGTATTAATAAAATATCTCATTGCATCCATTGCATGATCATCTATTTTAATAGGCTTTTCTTCTCCTCTTTTTATAGCTTTCTCATCCCATACATATCCACCAATTTCTTTTATAGTATTTTTGCAGTTTCTTTTATTTATTTTATACTTCTCTTGCCACAAAGCAGATCCTGTACATTTAATTCCTTCCAATACTGAATTATTTGCATCCTTTACTATATAGCCATTATCTCTAAGTAATACCTTTAAACTCTCAGCTGATGGATCTATGATTATTTTTGATACTGGTATATTTTCTTTTTTTTCTAATTCTTTTATCATACTTAAATATTCAATATCAGGTAAACTCTTTTTTGTTTTTTTACTATCATAATATATTTCATTTTCTTGATATGCAATTTCCCAGTTATCAAATATATCTAATACCACAAATGGATTTGTTGTTCCGTAATCTATTGCAAAATATCTTGTACTATTTAATTTAATATTTTCATCTATTTTCTCATATGTATTTATTTCTTCATTATACATATCATAAATGATACCTTCTGCTAATGCCCAAAGACCTAAAATATATCTTAAATAAAATACCCCAGTAAATCTGCTTTTATAATCATTTATTATTTCTTCATCTAATGAAGGATTATCGTCCATGGTAAAATGGAGATGTAACATATTTAATTTATCCTTATTATCAATGAAGTCAGTTTTGAACCAATGATTTGGCATATCAGGGTTACAGTTAAACCATAACTTATTTCCTTTTACTGAACATCTACCTATTGCTTGATTTACAAATGACTTTGGTTGTAAAGCTACTTCATCAAAGTACCAACCTGCTGCTGTCATACCTTGTATTATTGAAAAAGATCTCTCATCTCTACCACCAAATACATAAAAGTAATTTAACTTTATTTCATTTGTACTATTATCTCTTATTTTAACTATTAAAGTATTATCTTTATATTCTACCTTATAGCCTCTTGATTTTAATATAGGTAATAACCAAAATATTACGTTTCTTTCAAAGCCTCCTACTGTTTTACCTGACATACCAAACTGCTGTCCTGTGAAATTTTTCATTGCCCAAAAAATAAACGATAGGGACATACTTAACGATTTGCCACTTCTGATAGATCCGTCACATATTATTCCCTTTTTATCTTTGAACTTACTTTTTTCATTCCACCATGTCAGAACTATTAATTGTTTTTTTGAGAATATATCGAATTTCATTTTTTATTTTACTTTCTCACATCTTTTATATTATTATTTACCCATTCTTTTTAATTCTTCTATTCCATGTATTTATTGCATCTAACCTATAATCATATTCATATGTTTTTATATTACAATTTTTGCATATTATATAATACTTAATACTTTTATGATATGTTTCAAGCATTTCTGGTTTGCTACCACAAAATGGACATGATTTTAACCCATCTAAATACATTTCTTCACCTTCTTTTTTTTTTAATTCATAAATTTACTTAATTCCTTTTATTTCTTCCATTAAAATAAAATTATTTTTATTTAAATAT